GTTCCACAAATGACATATCTTCTTTTCATTACTCTGTCAAATGTAGTACTGTAGGAAGGATTGTATTCTAGTGTGATGGAAGTATTGTCCTCTTGACCCATTGCAGAATTATCCACAACCATTATCCAGAATAACCACATCAAACTAGCAAGAACTTTTCCCATGAATATCATTGTAACGCTCGATAAATTTCTAATAGTTCAGCATCAGGTAGTGGTGTTGCCATAGTATAATATCGTTGATGTCCTACTGTCATAAATGCTTTAACATCAGAGAAACTTGGATATTTCTTTAAGAGATTGAAGAGGTAAAAATCAGGACTTAGATGGCAATCTGCACATTGATTATCTTTCGCAAATACTCTAGTTGATTTTTTGTATCGTTCTGATTGAACTAGAATAGAATTGAGATCCTTTTCCATCCATGTAACTTTTTGATCTATGTCAGGTATAACCATAAAGATTAAATATACAAGAAGTGCGATAATAACATAAATGAAAGATTTACTAGCAACTGTTTGTTCTTTAATCATATTTTCTAGTTGTTGAACATCTTCTACTTTTCTATCTATCTCTTCAATATCATGTTGAAGTATCTTTTGGTCTTTACCGTTTGCTTGTGATTTTTCTTGCTCAGCCATAATCTATTTCCCTTTCCCTACTTCATTTAATTTTTTGGTAATCTGTTCACCAAACCATTTAAGAACAATTGGAATACTCACATTAGAAGTGAGTCCAAAAAGATAACCAATAGGGTAGTGATAATCCTCATAGGGTTTAAGTTGTGCAACATTAGTGAATACAATTAAAATTAACATGTATCCAGTTACAGACATTCCCATATTGATGACCAAATCAAGTAAAATTAACGGCCAATGACCATTATACTTGTCTTTATTGTCTTGTCTATAATTAAATAGAAATATCCAGAATGAAGAGAATACAACTAATCCTAGCATTATCCATTCGGGCTGATTAAATAATTCTTTCATAAAGTCCTCATTTATAACCGATTTCTTTCAGTTGTTTGATTGTATTACTCGCACTTGTATGATGGACTCCGATTCCGCGTGCTTTACTAAATTCTTGTATGTTACCCAAATGATCATCAATGAGTAAATTTGGTCTACCATCTCTACCATCTATTGAAAAATTTGCTTTATTTTTCCTAGATACAGGATATATATTTTTTTGATCTACTCCAAACCACCTTTTCATAAATCTAGCCTTATCCGCAGCTGCACGTTTTGCAATCGGCCCTCTTGATGATCTTGGAATGGCAGTCAAAATAAATGGATCATATTTTCCTATGAACCCCCACAGTTGTTTAGCATCTGACATTGGTTCTAAATTTAAGAAAAAATCATCTGGCAATTCAGTCCATCTATCATCATTAAACTTTCCGCCAACCTGATCCTTCACCCCCTTCACGAAATCTGCTAATACTCCATCCATATCACAATAAATTTGTGGTGAATCAAATTCTACTAGATAGTGTTTAAATTTTTTATCCATAAATCCTTATATTTGATAGAAATAAACAGTAAATTCTGCGTTATTTTCCATGTAATCTTCCACAATTTCTATTTTACTGTGTTCAATTACACTTAATTTATCCTGTATTCTTTTTGGATCATATGCTTCGTACTTGTCATCTTCATATGGTGATCGTAACATATTGAATATAATACCTTTATTAACACGAGATATCATATTATCAATAATCGAAAACGAGTGTTCTTCCTTCAAACCTAAATTAAAAACTCCGTTTGCAATAGCCCAATCATATTTCATAAACTCAGGTAGTCCATCTATTGTACCACACATTGTATTGATATCTTCATCTATCAAATCAATTGCTTTTTTGTTTGGGTCAAATCCAAGATATTTACCAGACCATCCTTGAGTTTTCAAATATGTATGAAGATGTGCTACTCCACATCCGACATCTAAAATTGAATCATCATTACCAATTCCACCTTCATATATTTTTTGAAACCTCTTCTGTGAATTTTCAGTACCATCCATCCAGCCCACACATTCTATTGAATTTTTGTCATGAGTATCTATATACTTGGAATATATTGAATCAACTAATAACTCTGTCACTTCATTATTACTGATAGAAAGTTCTTCTGTTATAAATTCTCTAAATTGTTTCATTTTTTTCTCTGTAATTTTTAATTGCTGCCTTAATGGCATCTTCTGCTAAAACACTACAATGAATTTTTACTGGTGGTAGTGAAAGTTCCTCTACTATTTTTACATTATCAAGTGTCATTGCTTCATCAATAGTTTTTCCACGAATCCATTCTGTGGCGAGGCTACTAGAAGCGATTGCACTACCACATCCAAATGTTTTGAATACTGCGTTCTCAATGATTCCTGTATCGTCATTGACTTCGATTTGAAGTTTCATTACATCTCCACAAGTTAACATTCGGGAGCGCCAACTAAGCCACTCCCGACGCTACGCCTACTGGGGTCTAAGGACCCCACATTCTTTGGATTTTCATAATGCTCTATTACTTTTTCCGAGTATGCCATATTATTTCATCCACACAGGTTTATCAAACCCCTCCTGTTTAATCGAAAAACTAGTAGAACAACCACACGTTGAAGCTGCTCTAGGGTTTTCAAATCGTGGGCCAGGTGCAGATAAGTCTTGTGACCAATCTATCTCTAGTCCATCTACTACTATATGACTTTTGCGATCTATCACTATAGGTAAACCTTTTGACTCAAACATTAAATCTTTCTTCACTGGTTCATCGAATGTTAGAGAATACTCATAACCAGCACAACCACCACCTTTAACGGCTACTCGTAGTGGTACATCCTCTGACAATTCTTCATCCTCACGAATTCTCTTAAAGTTTCTGGCTGCGATTTCGGTTAAACTGATCACTATTTGTCCTCTTTCATTTTCTCTTTGATCCTACTAGTCTACTTTTTTCTGCTCTTCCTCTGTTGATACTCTCATCTTCCATTCCAACTATTTTACCATTTTTGTGTGATGCATCTTTCCCATCACCATTACCATAAGTTCCTTTGGCTCTGTTATACTTATTCAACTCGGCTCTGTACTTTAAACTCTTTTTTGATGATTGGAACTTTTTATATTCATCTTTGTAGTCACGATCTTCCTTCTTTCCCATAAGGCTTTCCAGTTCATCATCCGTAACTTCTGGATGCATCTTTTTAATTGTTTCTGCACTATCTCCTTTTTTAATCATTACCTTTACGTGTGCATCAACTTCTTCTTCGACTGACTCAAATGATAAGATATTACCTTTTTTGTCAAGTTTAATATTTTTAATACCAAATCGACTTTTCATATTTTTCTTTTTTCGTTCATCAGAAGCTAAACGATCAAGGTCTTTCCAATAGTTATTCATTTGAGTTACTTTTTGCTTTGGACTCATTTGTAGTTCATCTATGTATTGATTGAATGTTTTCATTTGTCCTCGAATTGATAATTAAATGCCATCATTCCTTTTGGTTGTCCCTTGCTTGGAAGCATCTTTTTAAGAAACACCTGAATCATCATATCACTATTTGGTGAAGGAAATGTGAATGCTGGTTTGTTAGGTTTCCTTATCATTTTAAAATCATCAGTAGCATTAACTGGAAATTTTGCAAGTTTACGTTTCTTGATTTCATCACTAACAATTTTGTCTAGTCTATCATCTAGTTTTGATTCTTTCAATCGTGAAAACGTTTTCATTATAATCCTCCGGCTTGTCTCTTCTTCATACTTTTTGCTCGTTTCTTGTTCGCTTGGCCAGATTTTGACTTCCTTTTTATAGCACTCTTCTTCGCCGCCTTTTTTCTATTCATTTTTTCTTTGGCATCCATTTTCACCTCTTTACCACCAACAGTTTTATATCCAGCTTTATCGGTAGATTTCTTAATAATTTTTTTACCACCTCTAAATACTATCTTTTTCTTAAGAGCTTCGACTGTTGCATCTAGATATTCTTGAAATGTTTGCATGTTATTCCTTAAAAAAGTAACTTATTGCTGATGCGACTATCGTTCCGACAACACCGCCCACTACGATAATCATTCCCATTAATTTAGACTTATATTGATCCAATCGATCAAGCCTTGCTTCGATTTCTTTA